TTGACGAAGGTGAATCTGCTACGTTTACACTTACTACAACAAATACACAACCAGCATCATATGCTTACACTATCACTGGTATTAATGCTAATGATCTATCTTTTGGTGATCTAACTGGTAATATTGTTACAAACGGCACAACATCACAAAACTCAGGAAGTGTGTCAGTTACGTTAGCAAACGATCTTTCAACTAATGAAGGCATAGAAGTTATTACATTTAGCGCCGCTGGAGAAACAGCTACAGTACAAGTTAATGATACAAGTCGAATCCAAGTTGAGTTTCCGAGCGGACCTTACGACCTTTACAGTTCTGGGTCATCGCTTGGTGGTTATGCAACAGCAAGATTTACATGGGCAGGCAGCACAGGTTATCTAGGGTTTTCGGGAATCGGCACTCAGGGCGCTACCTCGGGTGCAGTAGTAAACGAACAATGGTTGCTTAGTGGAAATGCAAGCGATTACTTTGTACAGTGGGATCATAATAATCCTGATGCTAATACCGAAGCCACGTTTACAGATGCAGGCTCCGGACAGCTATCTGCAGATGGTGATTACGAGTGGGTATTAACAGATAGTTCCAACGGCGGCGAGCTTAATACTGTGTTTGGTACGTTACGTTTAATAAGAAAGAGCGACAGCGTTGTTGTAGCATCTACAACCGCAAGATTAACAGCAGATTATCAGCCGTAAGAGGATTAAACAATGGCAGCAACACAAGGAAATTTAATAACAGCGTCTACTTACAATGCTATTAGAGCTAAAGTTAACAAAGTAGTCGGCGGCGGCGACGGTGCTGAGTTTGGATACGGACAGACACTAAGCAGTCAATTAAAAGCAGACAACGACCTTATATCTGCACAAGACATGCAAAACTTGTATGACGATATCTTACTTGCTGCCAAGCACCAAACAGGCGATCCTGTAGTTTGGACTACGCCTGACGGGCTTAACGCACCTGATAGCGGAGAAGTTATTGGTGTATATGCTGCTGACCTAGGACCTGCTGTTACAACAACAAACCCAGTTACCGGTGAAATAACAACAGTTCAGAGTACAATTAATGCAACATCTGACACAGACGAAGGCTATTTAGACTTCGAGCAAGCCGCAGCACAAATTGAATCGGGCTATTTAGACATAGGTCCTGGAGCACTTACTACAACAATTGCAGAAACTAGTATAAGGACTAGTAACTGGCAAACAGAAATTGATCATGTAGTTACCGTTCGATGGAATAGCGCAGAACATAGACGCACGTGGGCTAATGCCGGCGGAAAAATTCGCTTTAATGCTAATCTAACAGGCGGCACAAGTCAACCAGGTGACGAAACTGCTACTCCTCCTGGCACCAAAGATGAAATATGGCAGACAATGCTTAACACTATGGGCACTATTGAAATTGGTGTATTAGGTACAACTGCTACTGGTACTGGAGATCCAAACGCTAATTTAAGTATAATATATACAGATAGATCAATCAACAGAAGTTGGGCAACAACTAGTCCTGCTAACAAAGCAACTGTTTTTACTAAAAACGGTTCTGGTGTGTATTCTGAAAACGAATATAAAATTTCAGCAGCCGAAGTAGATGATAATGCTATTAGATTCTATATTACATTTAGAGACTTCGATATAGGCGACAGCCAAGATCCAAATAACGATTTTGGCGTATCGGTTCCAATTGACGAATTTGTTACAGGTACAATTACAAGCACTATTAGTTTTGTAACACCGGACGGATTCTTAGATATAGCTACTCCTTCAATTACACAAGATTCCGCTTTATAATACACTTGACAAAACTCTTGTTATATACTATAATTGTATGTAACTAAGGAGTTTCAAGTGGACGAAAAATTATCACAAGCATTAGAGCGTAGTAATTATATGACTACGCTCGCAACACAAAAGCGTTTCCTTTGGGAAAAGTATCAAGACGATTTAACCTACTACAGTAACGGACATGAAGTTGCAATTACTGAATCTTTAATTACATTCTGTAGTACACTACTAGATCGAAATCGACAAGACGTAATCTTAACAGACGCAAACAATCTTCCGTTCTTTGTAGAAGATTTGTCAGAGTTTCTTGATAACATTCTAGATCAGTATGCTCGTGCGTCAAACGAATATTATCAAAGTTACAATGAACTTAAAAAGTCACGTTCTGTTGAAGGATTAGTTAATTTATGAGTAAAGGCTTACTAGTATTTGCTTATAATAACAGGGCTGTTGATTACATACAACAGGCAGCATTTCTAGCCAAGCGAGCAAAAGAGTACTTAGATCTACCGTTAAGTATTGTAACAGACGATGTAAAAAGTGCAGAAAAGTGGAAAGACTTATTCGACGAAATAATCTTTTGCAGAAGCAGTGCTATGACAGCAAAGACTTATAATAACGGAACAATGGCTAAACAGAAACTAGTGTTCCGTAACGATACTAGACCAAAAGCATACCAGTTATCACCGTATGAGCAAACTGTACTATTAGATACAGACTACATTATTGCAGATGATGTACTAAAGAATTGTTTTGACGGTCCTAACGACTTTATGATTTATAAAGACGCATATGATCTAGCAGGGTTCAGAGACTATTCAGAGTTTAAGCACATAAGCGATGTAGGTGTAGAATTTTATTGGGCTACTTGCGTATACTTTAACAAGTGCGAAACTAATAAAACGTTCTTTGATCTAGTACAACATGTACAAACATACTGGACTCACTATAGACAAATATATAGACTTGAAACGCCCGTATATAGAAACGACCATATCTTTAGTATTGCTATACACATAATGAACGGATTTAAAAAAGGCGACTTTGCAGCAAAGATGCCTGGCAAATTGTATTACACAACTGACAAAGATATTCTGCATAAACTAGACGGCGATGAGTTTACATTATTGCTAGAAAAAGAAAATCGCCTAGGTCAGTATACATTAGCAAACTTTAAAGGTACTAGTTTACACGTTATGAATAAATTTAGTCTAGCGGAGAATATTGATGTATAACTTTATAATGCTAGCGCAGAACAACGATATTACAGACTACGTTTTACAGGCAAGTTTATGTGCGATGAGCATTAAGAAATCTATGCCACGTGCAAGCGTAGCAGTAATTACAGATGATGTAGTTCCTACTACATTTAAACAGTTTTTTGATTATATTGTTCCTATTCCTTGGGGCGATAGTGCTGCTGGTGAAGAATGGAAGATACATAATCGTCCAAAAATTATTCATGCTAGCCCATATGACGAAGCAGTTATCTTAGATACAGACATGTTATTGTTAGACGATGTTAGTAGACATATCAAATATATGTCTAATTATGATGTGTTTTACACTAACAGCGTATTAGATTACAGAGGCAATACTGTATCTAGTGACTTTTATAGAAAATTATATACTAAGCATAATATTCCTAGTTTGTATACAGCATTTAGTTACTTTAAAAAGTCAGACTTTGCTTATAAGTTTTATGAACATTTAAGTTTAGTCACAGAAAACTGGCGAGACTTTTATAAAGTAAACGGATCGTTAATACAGAATCGTGCAAGCATGGACACAACTGTAGGTTTAGTAACTAAGATGCTAGACTGTAAAACTCAGATAACTGCTAGAAAGAACAAGCCTATGTTTGTTCACATGAAACCTAACATCCAAGGTTGGCAACGTTTGAGCGAACAATGGACTACAAAAGTTGGTTATTACTTAAACAAACGTCTTGACTTATATATTGGCAATTACAAGCAAGAAGGGTTGTTTCATTACACTGACAAAACGTTTATTAATCCGCACATAATGAAACAATATTGTGATTATCACGGAGTAAGATATGAAGTATAAAATTACAACTAAACGAACTAATAAGATTCCTACATATCGAGTTTACTTCGACGACGAAACTGGTAATATATTATCTATTACAAATAGAGAACAGTCGCAGTTTAAAAATCACTTTGTTGTTGCTATACAAGAAGTTGAAGACTTTTTGCTTGGTACTCGAAATATGCTCAAACACAGAGTTATATTTAATGTTAAAGAACAACAATACCAGATTGTAAGTAATCAAGATGCTATAATTGTTTATGCTGACGATCTAATCTTTAGACTGACTACTGTACCAGATGCACAAATTGTAGTACAGCAGTGCTTAGTAGACAAAAAGTGGAAAATATTTGCAAATGACTTTACAAAAGAAAGTATGAAGGATGTCGGTGCTCGTTTAGAAGAAGTATTGTTCTTTAGTATTACAGAACACGGTAATCCGAACATAATGTATAACCACTATTATGTGAGCATTAAAGATCTAATAGAACAAGATGCTGTTGAATTTGAGTTTACTAGCCAGGAAGAGCATGATCCTGCACAAGTTAGTGTATATACTAATAGAAAGTTCAACAAATATTCACATGAGGTAATTGATGACTAAGAAATTAAAGATACTTGATTGCGACATAATATATTTGTCGTATGATGAACCTAACGCAGAAAAGAATTATGCAGATTTGTGTAGTAAAATTCCTTGGGCCAAACGTGTACACGGTGTAAAAGGATCAGACGCAGCACATAAAGAGTGTGCCCGCATATCAGAAACAGAACGTTTTATTACAGTTGATGCTGACAATATTGTAAATGAAAAGTTCTTCGACCAAGAATTAAACTTCGAAGAACACACTGACTTGTCACACAGCGTAATTAGCTGGTGCGGGAAGAATGTTATCAATGGCCTTATGTACGGAAACGGTGGATTAAAGTGCTGGCCTAAAGATTATGTGCTAAAAATGCGTACACACGAAAACGCAGACCCTGATAACGTTCATGCACAAGTAGATTTTTGCTGGGATTTAAACTATATCCAGCAAAATAGTTGGTACAGCACAGTGCATAATAACGCAACCCCGCAACAAGCATGGCGAGCAGGTTTTCGTGAAGGTGTTAAAATGGCACTAGATCGCGGAGTTAAACCTACTAAAGAAGAATTTTTACGTGGACACTGGAAAAATTTACATAGACTATGGATATGGCTAATGACAGGTTCTGATGTAGAAAACGGACTATGGGCAATTTACGGTGCTCGAGAAGGCTTGTATAAAACTATGCTAACAGATTGGGATTATGTTCAAGTTCGAGACTTCGAATATCTCAACGATCTTTGGAATAATGAATACAGTAAAATTTCCGACAATATGCTCCCTCATGAAATTGAAGGTTTAGGACTAACTCTAATGCATGATTTGGAAATTCCTATTGCAGAACATCCACTAAATGCACAACAGAGTAAGTTTTTTAAAACAGTGTACCAAAATCCTAGTAGAAACCCTAATCAACAATTTATAATAGATCCAGAATGAATATAAATGATGCAAATTTAAAGCACGACGACAACAATAAAGTTGTAACTAGTGTTGACAACTTTAAACCTATGAAAGAACTGCTTGATAATACAGGCTGCGGGTTCTGTTTAGCAAAATGGTCGCAAGTAACTACGCACTTAGGCAGCGGAATTACGCATAGTTGTCATCACGTAGGCGCACACAAGATTCCGCTAGAAGAACTAGCAGAAAATCCAAGTGCTTTACACAATACAAAGGAAAAGAAGCAGCGTAGAAAAGAAATGCTCAACGGAGAACGTCCTGACGAGTGTGACTATTGCTGGCGTATTGAAGATAATACTAATAGTTATAGTGATCGTGTTCAGAAAAGCTTGCAAGATTGGAGTTTGATTGATCATGATAAAATTATTGCAAGCACTGGAGACGAAAATATAAATCCACGTTATATGGAAATTAGCTTTTCGAATGTATGCAACTTTAAGTGTTCTTATTGCGGTCCGCCGTTTAGTAGTAAGTGGGCTGAGGAAATACGCACAGAGGGCCCGTACAAGCTGCATATGACGCACTACAACGGCATTAAGGAACACGAAGTTCAAATACCTAACAGAGAATATAATCCTTATGTAGAAGCATTTTGGAAATGGTGGCCTGATCTAGTTAAGGATCTAATGGTATTTCGAATCACTGGCGGCGAACCGCTATTGAGTAAAGATACTTGGAAAGTTTTAGATTTCTTAGAAGAAAATCCTCAACCTCATTTACAGTTGTCTATTAATACAAATAGTTGTGTTGAAGAAAAGATTTATCAAAAGTTTGTGCATCAACTTAACAGACTGACAGAAAAAAACTGTGTTAGACTAATAGAAATACATACTAGTGCAGAGAGTTCAGGAATTCAGGCAGAGTATTCTAGAGACGGAATGGATTGGAATCTGTTTACAACTAATGTTGCGTATCTATTAGATAATGCAGAACACGTAAAACTTAACTTTATGAGCGCATTTAATATACTAAGCTTACCTACATTCGGTAGTTACATATACTACCTTAAGTCTCTTAAAGAAAAGTATTCTAACAATCGAGTAAAATGTGACTTTGCATTTGTAAGGCATCCCCATTTTCTAGATATTAAAATTGCTACAAAGGAACTAGTATTAAAATACCTCAAACCTGCACTAGAATTTGTGCAACAGCAAAAGTCTTTTAGTGATTGGGAAAAACAAAAGCTACTTAGAATTTATGAAGATTGCGAAAGTAGATTTGAAAAAGAACATGAAAATGTAAAACGCTTTAGATACCAGTTTTACCAGTTTATAACACAATATGATCAACGTAGAGGGAAAGACTTTCTTAAAACATTCCCTCAATATAAAACTTTTTTAAGGATGTGCAAAAACTCATATGTATGATATTATATTCATAAGTTACAACGAACCAAATGCAGATGAAAATTGGAAAAACTTAAAAACAAGATTTCCGAGAGCTCAACGAGTGCATGGAGTCAAAGGGATACATCAGGCGCACATTGCAGCAGCAGAAAAGTGTTTAACTAAAATGATGTGGGTAGTTGACGGAGATGCAGTTATTAAAGACGACTTTGATTTCTCTTATACAGTCACTAAATGGGACCTAGACACCGTACACGTATGGAGAAGTGAAAATCCTATTAATGGACTTGTTTACGGGTATGGAGGTGTAAAGTTATTTCCTAAAAACCTAACACTAAACATGGACACTAGTAAACCAGATATGACTACTAGCATAAGTGACAAATTTAAAGCTATGCCCGATGTTAGTAATATTACAGCATTTAATACAGATCCTTTTAATACGTGGAAAAGTGCATTTCGTGAATGTTGTAAATTAGGTTCTAAAGTTATTGACAGACAAAAAGACGACGAAACAAATAATCGTTTACACACTTGGTGTACTGTAGGCGGAAGTAAGCCCTTTGGCAAATATGCAATATCTGGAGCAAAATCAGGTTCTGCATACGGTGCTAGAAATCAAAAGGATGTAGAAGCGCTTAAAAAGATCAACGATTTTGACTGGTTAAAGGAACAATTTGATGGAAATACATGAAATACTAGATCGACTTGAAATCATTAATCCGGCAGATCAATTTTTTACAGATTTACGTAAAACTATACT